CATATCAAACTCTGTCCGGTAGTAACTCAAAACTTGATTCTGCAACTCCTCTGTCAAAATCTCTCCTATACGGTTATGAACCAATTCAAAATTCTGTGTCGGTATAGATAAATTTATTAAAGCCATTTTGTTATTGATCAGGAAAAGTATATGTCATTTGTCTACTCAGTAAAATCTCCTAAAATACATGTGATCAATCCTATCGTTTCATCAGGAAACCACTGCTCTATTCGGTAAGTAACCTCAGATCCAGTGCTGTCTTTAACCCTTACCAAATGACCCGATAAATTAACCTCGTTCTCTGAATCTCTAACAGGGTAGCCAGCATCAACCAAAAACTTCTCAGATACTGAAATGTGAGCGTTCTTGGTGTTTACCAATTTCTGCAACTGTGGCTCAACCCCAAAGTGATGTTTCGTATGAAGTCCATTAACCACAACCACATCTCCACCAGGACTTGTTAGCGTAAGTTCTGCTGCCCATCCACCATCTATATCCGATGTAATATCCTCAATGTCCTCCTTTGATAACTCTAATAATCCCATAAAAGTGTTTTTAAAAAAATGCCCCTTTAGATTACCAGTCCAAAGGGGCTACCCAAATCAAAATTACTACTCTAAACCTATTCCCCTGAACTTAAATCCTCATACAGTTTAAACAAAGATTCTGTAGATGCGTTTTTCTTGAATTCTACTCCCGCCTCAGTCAAAGCATCCATAATCTCTTTCCTGGTTTTGATATCTGATTCGTCAGATAACTCATCCTTGTCAACATCTTCGTCAACCGGTGACAATGTAATTACATCTTCGTCAACCGGTGCCGGTGGAATTACATCTTCGTCAACATCCGAATCAACCGGAACAATATAACCTCCCTTTACAAGATCCTCCACAGGAGCATTTAACTTGCTCTGAGTTACTATATCATGTAGCCTGTGGATTTTATTGCTTCCACGGCCACTGACTGAAAGGGTTATTACTTTATATTTCGCTTCCATTAGGCTACCGCTTGCATGGTGTAAATAAGATCAATTGCTACAGGAATCGGAACTCCTGCTGATTCAACGTGAAACTCTCTCGTTCTACGCTTCTCATCTGTGTACTCAGATAAGATAAACTTACCTGTTCTTGGTGCTTCGCCCGGATTCAACAACTGTGGCACTGCTCCATAAACAGTCTTAAACATCGGCTCCGAAGGAAGCATGATTGCAATCTTTGGATTAATGTATGGCTGCATTACTCCTGACGCATCCTCATAAAAATCAGGATAACTATAAATATCAACCTGATATGGTCCGGCTGTTAGCGTTCCGTGATACACTCCACCACTTGAATTCTTAATTGGCGCTGCAATACTATCCAACTTCATGTTGAATAAATTCTGACGAGCTAAAAAACTGGTGTTTGCATACATGTCTGTAATGGCTGTGCTACCCAAGATAGCAGTAAAACGGTGCCCCATTACCTTACCATTCTTTCTCAACCAATCTCCACCAGCCTGAAACTGAGCAAACAAATTGTTGTTAGATACCCAATATCCACCAGCACCATTAAGGTTAACTTTAGAACTGGCTTTACGCAAGAAGTCAATTTGACCAACTCCCTGAGTGAAGGTAACAATACCTGTCTCAAGAATCTGAGAACGGTAGATATTGTACGTGCGCTCAATCTTGTACTGCAACTCCATAGCATGATCTGCCATGTCGTTAATCATACGGCTGAACATGTTTCCGCTAATCTCAGTCTGTCTGAAAGCAGTCTCATACACAGACATATTTGTCTGATCAAAATATTCACGGAAGTAAGGAGGGATAAAAATCTTCTCAGAACTTCTTGTGAATTCGTTACGATTACCATCGCTACCACGAACCACATCAACAGCAATCTTCTCAGTATTGCGCTGAACTTCAATACTTACCTCAAGGGTATCGGTGATGTCAGTCGCTTTGGTCGGGAAGAATGACCCTAAGAAATCCTGTACTACAGTTTTTTCTTTGTACGCTGCAATTAGCTTCTTTGTGTAAAGCCCTTTAGCATCTGTGGTTTGAATATTCATCGTATTTTTATTTTAGCTTTTTTACAAATTATGCGTTATCGTAACCAGTCATTTCAACTGAATCAATAACTTTTACGCCTAATCGCTTCAACTGATCTCTCAATTGAATACCTCCAACCGGTGTATTCAGCGTGTCAGGTCCCTGGAAGATCAATCGTGACGAAGAAACATCTCCATCATCGCATAAGAAAACTTCGGCTTCTTCTCCCGCATCAATTAAAGTTGTTCCAATCAGGATACCACATGGGTTCTGACTGCCATCAGTAGCCCACGAACGTAGTGGAATAACTTTTCCTGTTGCGGATATTCTACCCATAACCTGGCCTTCTCGATACTGAACAGCATTATAACTACTGTTGTTTAACAGAGCAACCTTAACGCTCCTGCGATTCCAAAGGAATATTTGTGAGGTTTCAGTTGTTACGTGGGCTTGTTGGCCGTTATTAAATACTACGCTTTGGCTACTCATGCTATTTTTATTTAGAAGTTTTTAAGTCTCTTTATTTTACAAGTCCGATGGTTTTATCAACCTCTGCTTCAAAAGCAGCTAATTTAACCTCAGCATCTGTCTTAGCTACAGCCCCGGCTGGTGATCCGGCTGGAACAATTACATTTCCATTTGCATCCTTCTGGATCTCATCCACTTTGTACTTGCCTATTGCCTGAGCATTAAACTTTGCCATTTGTGAAATGGTCATTTCAGTGCCTTCTTCAATTCCCTTCTGTACCGCTACAGCATCAACACCACGAAAGGCATCCCATGATTCAATGCGAAGTTTTTCTGCTTTCGCTCCGGCAACATGTCCAAGGGCAACAACTTCTGCATATACAGCAGGATGTTCAGATTTAAATTTGTTAATATCCATAGATGTAATTTTTACAGGTTTTTCTATTGTTTCAATAACTGGAATTTCACTCGTTACTTCATTGAATGCTGCAATGTCTAAGCCCATCGACTGAGCCGCAATCGCGCTGATCTCAGAAGGCTCTAACTTGTTAATCTTTGACACAATACCTAAGTCTTTCATTTGCTTAGGATTTAACCAAACATTAATGCGTTGCTCTGGATTAAATAATTCTGTCAACTCATAACCAGAAACTTCCTTGAACTTTACATTGGAGATACGTGACTCCATTTGTTTTCTTAAATCAACATTGATGTCAGCCAAAAGTTTTTTGTTCTCTTCGGTTGAAGAATCTCCGTCCGCACGGTGTACCATAAATCTTGATACTTGCAAGCACTCAACTGAGTTCGCATACAACAATAAGTTCCATGCTCCCGATGCTGCAATGCCATCAACCTTTACGGTTACATTTCCATGCTCCCTCATCTTGGCATAAAGACCTAAAGAAGAAAGAACCTGACCTCCTGGTGAATTAACTCTCATTGTCACTGGTTTGCCCATGTGTTCGTTAAGAACTTTAATAAGCTCTTCGGCTGTCCAATTATACAATCCTTGATATAAGAGTATTTCTTTCCCCATTACGGAAGCGAATATTCACGCTTTATATAACTATAAAAAATTTTAGGACTTAATTATTCCCTATTTGGGATTAATTTCTATCTTTGGGAATGGCCAAACATAATAATCCCAACCGTAAGGACATTAAAATAACAAACGTAAACTCTAAAGTTGTTAGTGATCTTAAAGAGATTGCTGATTCAATGGGAGTTAGCATGTCCTCTTTCATAAAGCCTAAATTGACCGACATTATTGATCAGTACAATTCACAACCTAAAAAGAATTAGGCTTGACTTCCTTGGCCGGGACCTACTTTCTTAGGCTGTACCTCTGGCATCTTTATAGCTAATTTTTTAGCCATCTCAAGTTCTTCCGCAAACTGTTCCATGTTAGAATCTGACTCACCTCCATTTAATGCTTCGGTAGCAGCCTCCACGGTAGTCAAAGGAATGTGTGCTCCGGCAGGACCTAACTTGGCTCTCTCAGCATCAACCTCTTTTTTAGGATCAATATGCGGAACCGGTGTTCCAGCAAATCGTGTGTTGAAGTAAGCTGCACAAATCATTTTATTATCTTCTAGGAGTGCTTCACGAAGCCCCGGTACATCTATTACTCCATTCAATACATCTATAATCAAAAATAATTCATAGATCGGTTGCAAAAACTGAAAAGCAAAATCTGCTCTTCTTACCAATAAAGTATTCTCCCAATCTTTCAATGCTGCTCTGGATGCAGAAAAGTTACTATCGTATTTTGATAGTGCTACCTCCGGTGGTATCTGTGCGGCAGCACAAAATAATTCAATGTTGGTCTGGTAAAATTCCTTGAAGTACATTTCGTTCTTTGACTCCAACGCTTTCAAATGCATTCCTAATCCTAAGTTGTAAGTCTGTTTGTTAGTTGTAGCCTGAACTCGGTTTGCTAATTCATTGCCATAAGTATCTTGTGGAAAATCTTCCTTTGCATCTGCATTGTACGCTCGTGCGGCAGCTTGAGCCATTGGATTAGTCCCGTCACTGAAAGCATCGTGCTCAATTGCGTAAACAATCTTGGCTCTCTCCTCAGCACTAGCAACCATGGCTTCCTTATACCGCTCTAATTTTTTTGTTGACTCAAATACAACGGATAGCAATGGAAGCCCTCTGTGGTTGTCCAACCGATAACGCTTGCCATAAATCATGTAAGCCATCAAAACGCCAGATCGTGCTCCACGGGCAGGTATTCTTTCTGTCTCATAGCTGTAAAAATCACCAGGCTTTCTAACATGATAAGCAACATGCTCCCCTTCCGGTGATAATTCTATACCCTCACAAATAGTATTGCCATTCGCTAATGTTTGTGGCATAGTCTCATCTCCCCACATCGGAGAAACAACATGAACTCCATCGATAACTTGAACTTTTACAATCCCTTTTATAACCCGGAGAATAACAAGCATGTCTCCTCCTACATTGCAATTCTTGTGTGATTCGGATTCTATCTTGTTCAAATTACTCATGTTAGAATAATCCGACATCCTTGATTTTTTATATAACTCAAATCTGCCTTCAACAATATCACAAAATCTCTCCGTGTCCAATTTTATTCCATAACTCTCAAGAATCATTTTAGCTGGCTCACACTGCAATTTTAATCCCTTGCCAATTACCCATGTAGTGTATTTATCCAACACGGTCTGAGCAATTTCACTCTCAAGGTATAACTGCCATGATCTCACACGAAGAGTTTCGTAATTAAGATTGTAATCCTTAGCCGGTCCCATCTCACCAAAGTTCTTCTCTCCATTGTACGACCAACTTCCAAGAACACGATGTACGCCCCTTCCTAATGACGTGTTTCTAGCTGAGATGCTTTCGCCAAATGTTCCGGCCTTAACATGCCTGTTCAATCTTGCCTTTTCATCAACGCTTAATTGAGTTATTTCTTTAGAAACCATGTGGGAAATTTTTTGAGTCTACTAACCGAGTTATTCTTCCGTGCTTTCTTCCAATCAGTCTGCTTCTCAACTGCTCCATAGCCAATATAGAAGCATTCACCTCCTTGGTGCTCCGGTAAATAGCTTTTATTTGGGTCTGTCCATCATTGAGCCAATATTCATCAAGATGATCCCTTCTTGCTGCTTTGGCTGCTGTGATAATTAACGCTGCTATCAAAGCATCAATGGCAACAATTTGGGCTGTTAGAGTCGTACATGACTCGATATAAGCAAACTCTGATTCATAAATCATAATCGAAAGATAGTTATTTTTTGAATTTTGTGGATAACTTACTCAATTGGTATTTCAAAACTGCCCATAAATAGTCTGCAACCCTCCAAATAAGAATCAAAAAAGCCTTTAATATTCTCATGGCGTTGTTATTTCATTAATCTTAGCAGCATCAATATTTACCGAAACTGGTAACATCGCATACGATCCTCCGGCCACTGTGATTGCAGCCTGTGCCTTTACCAACTCAGCATTAATCAATAGAACTAAATTATCCAACCCTATTTTTGTTTGCTCAAAAGCTACTAAGTGCCTCCCCGTGCCACCTAACTCTAACTTCCCATCATTAGTAAGCAAAACATAAAACTGCAATTCTCCATCTGAATCTGTTGAGAAAAGCCGGCTTTCTCCAACCTGTGCCAATCTATTTTTGTTCACGTACCCAATCACAACCGGGTTGCCGCGAACTTCGGTGTCTGAATAAATAGCAACCATTCCTTTGATGGGATTAGAATCTAATCCATAAGGACTTGCCTCAATTACATTGCGATGATCACTCTTGCCGCTCTTAGTTAATTTAACTACAAGGTTTCCAAGATTGTTTAGTGTGCTCGATATGACTTTGGTTAAACTAAGCATTGGGGTAGTGTAGGTTTATTCCAGAAAATATGTACTTCGGATTTTCAAAGGTATAAACTTCCGGCAACACACATTTTAATTTAGCCGTCTTTTGTTTCGCATCTACTTTCAACTGAACTTCTTCAATGAAGAATTCTGTTTTATTAAATAGATATATCCAAGGATTAATAATCGTAATAGTTTTACCTGGCCTCACAATTTTTCCAGCCAATACCCAACGATCCAAGTCAAGATTCAATTGTAGGTTTCTCAACTCTTTTGCTCTGGATGTCCTTGCAACCTGATCCGTGTTGTTGCTGTCACCCGATGTTTGTCTAATTACATGTGGCCTGAATACAATGGGACAATATGGATTTCTTAGTGGGGCACTTTGAGAAGCATTTAATCCTTCAATGCTTGCCTGAGCTATAGCCCATATATGTGAGTGAATTCCTTGGCCATTGAAAGTCAACTTAGCATTAGTAATGGGTAATGCTCTCTCAAAATTATAAATAGGCCTTGTGTTTACTGCCCTCGTAAAAACTATGTTACCATACTGATCATTGGTTATGATAATGTTCTTCTGTATAGCCAACTCGCTCAAGTAAGACTTTATAGTTTGCATGTTGTCGGCCTCAGTTTTTACATAAGGACTATTCATATCAACTAATACCTGGGGGTCAATAACAATTTTTAATCCAAATGATTTTAAACTTTTCTCAGCTATCTGCTTTAAAGAAAGACCTTCTGTTTGTATCGGATAATCAGTATCTGTAACGGGCATCTGACAATCTTCCAACACGCCAGGCAATGAGTATCCGCTAATCACAACCATTGTCTGAACGTTATCATCTTCAAACTCTATGGAAAGAATTACTCCGGTTATGATTACTTCTCCATTATCCTCAATTGTGCATAGGTGATAGTGACCTACACAACTAAATTCTTTGTGCTCAAAATTATTAGGATCGTATAGGTATCGAAGTGTAAATGTATCGGCTACAGAATCATACTTTAAATCAATAGTTACATCATTGAAGAAGTCAATTTTTCTATTCTTAAACCTGTCGTTTATTTTAAGTGTTATCATTACACGAACCAGATTACCTGTCTATTCTTTGGCACAATCAACAACTCATTAAATCCAAATGAATTATCTGTAATAAATTTATCAATACTAGCATCATCCGGTGTCAATCCATAATACAAATGTGCCAACAATATCACATTTGAATCTTCTCCTAAAATCTCAGAACGTTGTTGTTTAGCTTCTACTGAAATGTTAAACAAGTTTGAAACAGTGTAACTCACCAATGAAGATAAAGCAAGTAATGAATCTGCGTTCGGCAAATAACTATCCTCTTCACCACCATTGTCAGTCTGAATACTATCCAAATCTTCAAGGTATTGATCATAAGCATCCGTAATTATATCGATCGCATTCATCACATCAACACGGTTCTCGTAATCAGGATTAGTTGCCGATGCTTGAGCCAATGTTAAAACTAATATGCCAACATTGTTCTCGTAAATCTGCTTACCGGAAACTGTACTAATCCCATTAAGCGTTGTTCTTAATAAATTAAATTGTCCTACAATTGTTAATAATCTATTTTTTACCGTGTCAATAAAAAGTGATGGCGCATTAATCATTGCTTGAAGTGTGCGAATTGCTTCCAAAGGCTCTGCTGTAGCATTCAGTATTTTAGTAGCCGCTTCATTGTATAGGTTGAAGTAGGTTTCTAAATCATCGGTGTTAAGAATTGATTTCTTACCCTGCAAATAAACCGAATCATTATTTTGCCCAAGTCTCCTGATTGCAGTGGTGTCAATTTTTGTGCTCACCGAAAATGTTAATGCCTGGGTATCAAAAGAACTATCTCTTAACTTTATGATCTGATCAATCGGGTTAGTCGTTATCTTAGGTTTGTCCTCAGTAATAGTTTCAACTATGGTTCCCGTAATCTTTGTTACGTTGTAAGATGAGTTATCAAAACTTAGTGAAATAGGCTGAACAATCAAAGTCCCATAGAATGGGTGTATCAATGTCCACGCTCTAGGATCATCGGCAGCTTGCTCAAAATTAAAGGCTACATCTAAATGATCATCTCCCTGAAAGTAAATCTCTAACGTGTATTTCCGTCCTTTTGGTAATCCTCGCTTTACAAGTGTTCCCGATACGTTAGGAAATTCAAACTGAGCAACATTGTACTCTTTGTCCTTTGTAGCATTAAGCCAGTTAGGAAAGAATGGTGATCCTTCTCCGGTTACAATTTTAAGGTCTGTCTTTATCTGGTCAAGCCAACTCATTCCCAAATGTAGTTACTTCACCAAAAGTCTCCTAATCTGCCTACGAGCTTCCAATTTATACATACTCATCATTTTAGATGCTGATCGCTTTGTGGCCTCCAACATAAAGCCCTGAGGCTCTATGCCTACAGAACGGCCTTCCTCAAAGGAATATAGTGGTGTTTTGCCAATTATTGTCTTATTACCACTCTTAATAATCTTGTTTATGCGGTAAAGTATTTGTGAACCCATACCTCCAACAACATACCCTCCACGGCCAGCTATTTGAGCGGCAACCGTAAACTTGGCAGCATCGCTCCCTTGGGTTCCTTTTGCCATGTGAACAATGTTCTTGATTTTGGCTAATCGATTACCCGGCCTTACCGGTGTAGCATTGCCTCCCTTTCTTGCTCCATCCAAAGGCACAAATGTTCTGTGGCTTATGTCTCCTCCAAACTCCTGCTCTTCTAATTCAGTTACCGCGTAATGGTTGTGGCTAAGGTTCGATGAAATAAATCCTACAATAGACTGCATACGGGATACATCATATCCGGTTGCCATCTTAACTCTGCTATTGGCCTTAAAAAAATTTGGCTTTCTTTTCTTGAAGTGCTTCTCTGCCGAAGCTGGCATGCTTGATTGCTTGGTGTAAAATGCTGCTCTATTCAATGTTCCTCTTACCGCTAAAGGAAGAGCCGAACGGTGCATCTTCTCTAACCGATTAGTAAATCGAATTACTTCTTTAGAGTTGATGTTTATGTAGTGGCTCATTTAAATAGTTCATCGATTAACTGAACCCTTTTTTCAAAATCAGAACGATACTCTCCTGCATATTTATTAGGGTTCATAATCGAGAAGTCAGTGTTGTGCTTCCTTCCCATAAAATGCCCCATCTCATGAAAAACAATATATTGTAATGCTAAGGAGTCTGTACTGCTTTCCACAAAACTTCTACTTATAATTATTACCGGAAGTCCTTTTCTTGGTTTAAATAAACCAACAGAATTAATATCACCAACCCTTACAATCAATTCTCTACTTACATTAACTCCCCTTATTTCAGCTTGTCTGTAGAACTCATCAACTGATATTTTTAATCTTACATCAACCTCAAAGTGTGGATCATCAATAAAAGTACATGAAGCCGCAATGAATAATATCCAAAAAAATAACCTCATAATTCTACTGTTTTAGCTACTATTTTACAACTATAAACCTCACCGGAACCTGTAGTTATCCGGCAAATTATATTGGTTCCACTGGCCACAAATTGAAGCGTACTTGGAGCACTGGCTGTGCTTTGATGGTTATGTACTGTTGTCGTTGTGCTTATTTTAGTTAAGGTACCTGAAACATTTTTAAATTGAGCTATGGCTTTTGCAAACCCCCCATCCCCAGGACTATTAGAACCAGAAACCCATTTAGATGATAAGTCAGCTTCTATTATATAATTTTTATTTGTTTTTGTTGGTATCGTAAGTACATCAGTTGAGCCTCCCCCACTACCTGAGTTTAACTGCGCTACATACTTACCTCCTGTTACTTCCCAAGAACTCCATATTGTGCCATTATAATTTCGAGTCCACTGAACCCCATCAATTAGATCGATTAAGTATTGAGTAATATTACTTCCTTCACCACTAACTTTTAATAAAGCATCCCCCACTAAAGCGGTTGGCTTGTTTGTAAATGAAGTTGTCACTTGGAAAATACCAGAATGATTAAATGCATCCAAATCAGTACTGGAAAATACTCCAATTCTTTTTGAAATGACGGTTTTTAAGGCTTCGTAAAACTGAAATCCATTTGTGCTATTGTCTGGCAAACTATTATGTGTTAATACTGCCTCTGCCATAATCCTAGCAAAGAATTGGTGAAGGTCCCCATACGTGTTTACACTTACAGGAGTACCATCACCCGATCCTGTGTTATCTTTAATCCTACCGTATGGATAGTTTGCATCCGGTGCTACAACGTTTACCTTATCTTGTAATCTGATTGCCATAATTGATTTATTTAGACGTAATTAACAAAAAGAAATCCAATTTTATGTACTGGTTTAAGTCGCAATATTAACTGCCTGAACTCATTTTTTCTAGTAGCATCAATATTAGCAAAGGTTCCTAATGGATTTCCACCAATAAAAAATGTTCCATAAAGGTTGTTTCCTGTACTGAATGACCAATCTAATCCTTCTTCTAAATAATTAGCAATAATATTCTGATATCCTCCTCCATGTTGCCCATCATCGTGTTGTGGTGTTGGTGTTCCGTGTTGGAAATCTACTCCCCCAACCCCACCTGTTAAATAAAGTGGATCTTGTGTGTAGTAACCTGATCCGTATGGAAATATATTCTCGTAAACATAGACATCAAATCCTGCCGCTCTCAACTCGCGCTCCAAATAACGGTAGTTCTGCCGTGGCTTAATGTTTCCCGGATGGTTCATTTTCCTCTGGATGGCAATCTTTCGTTCATCCACAGTCAAGGATACATTTGTTATCAATCCCAATCTACGCTCCCATTGGGTAGCATCAGAAGCATCAAAATTAGTATTATCAGGTAAGGCACTATCCAAAATCAATTTAGCATCGCTCACAGCACGTTCTTCACTCAATGAAAGGCCAGAGTTCAACTTATCAAATAAGCTATCCTTAGCCATTTTAAATGCCCGGCCTGTTGGATACAACATCCTTCCTAATTGCTCTATTTTTTCAAGAATTACCATTAAGAGTAAGTTACTGAATCAAAGTAAGGAATATCACCATTTACGAATTGGTAAGTAGAAACAGGATTACTGTCTACGTTAATTGTCACGGCACCAAAAATACTTCCGGGCACTGCTGTTAGAATAGCATTAATGGCTTTATTGTTATCAAAAATATCATTCTTGGTTTCTAAAACATCTGCTCCTCCAATGTACGGCCTTGTATTATTCAAGGCATTTGTTATCGCATTTGTTATCGCTGTTTGCTTAGCTGCTGTTATACCAACAAAACCTGCAATGTTAACAATAACATCTAAGGGAGTAACGGCTAATACATTAACGAACATTCCTAATGGCCTTCTGCCCCGCTCGTTAATGTCCTTGGTAGTGTCGGGATCAAGCTCAATCACATTCTCCACATCTGTCAGTATCGTGCCGGAAGGCGTTCCCTTGCCATCAGTGGAGTCAGCTACCGTGGCCTCCACAAAAACATTGATCTCGTTAGGAAATCCTGTTTTAGCATAAGGATAAACCCGCAAAACTCCCTGAGCATCAGAACTCCAAATTCTATAATCCCCAACCGCGCCTCCCTGAGCCTCCAAGCGGTACGACTGTGTTACCTTATCACGATAATCCTCAATGTCCTCAGCATCTACAGGACTTACGCTCTCGCCAATAAACAGTACTCCTTGGCTCACATCAGCAATAGGTGTAGTGGCTGTTAAAGTTTCTCCGGTAAATATCCTTGAGCCAGTGCCGGCTTCCAATGCCCTAAGTAATATTGTGTCAGATCCTGTTACCAATACAAAAGCTGAATCTAAAATGAATAATTTCCCAGGGTTACTCGAATCATCATCGGTAATAAAGGTTGTCCGTGCCGGAATAGTCGCTCCAATAGTTCCACTTACCTGCACTGAATATTGTCCTGCTGTAGCCGGAAATGGATTCCTGCCCAACTTAATCCGTCCAAATCGCTCAAGTGTTCCTCCAACTGACTCAGGGTCTGCGGTATCAATGAAAATGTTCTTTTGAAGATTGGCTATAGCCAAGTAGTAAACTTTTAGCTTGGCCGCTTGAACTGCCGCTAATGCCCTTATAAAGTTCTTTCCAAATACCGGAATAACGTAAGTGAATTTCGACTCTAAATCGGATTTTATGTCGGTGTAAAGTTGAGATAAGGTTGGTATTGTAATCATTTCATTTTAACTGTTTTACATTACTCAAAAGAAAAATCAAACGAATCATCAAATATCCCTGCTGTTGGCACTATAACAACTCCTCCACCGGCCACAACATTATCCCGATCAATCAATTCCTGTAGCGTTGCATCCCAAATATAAATAAAATCTCTTTGCTGTAGGTTATCCAACCGAATTATGCGAACAGCAATCACAATCCTGTCAGGACCAGTAATAGTTACTGATACTCCAACTTTAGCAAATGGCTTCATGAAAACCAAGTCTCTCTTTACTGCCTGTTCTATCGCTACCCGGCCTGAACTTGAAAGAGGATTGTTATCAAGCGACCGTTCTGTTAGAGAATTGAACTGTACACTTTTATCGTTTTCAAATAGTAAACTGTTACCCCACCAATCATAAGCCTTCTCACTTTTTTGTCGCTGGCTTGGGGTGTCCTGTGCTTTGTTGCCTCCAAACATTGCCAAGTAAGGCATATTACCGAAACCAAAAATAATAGACAAATCGTTCTTTTTTGTAACGAAATCTCCACCATTGCCGCTTTCAACTAATTCTATGTCCATTACCAACTTGTTTGAGCTCCCATGGTACTACCTACCTGTGGAGTGATTGAACTTACCTTTTTATTTTTATCAATTACATCAACAAAATCAGGTTTGTTTCTAATTACTAATTCAACCATAGATTTCTCAATTGTACTTTGAAGCGATTCCTGTTTAGAAAGCTCTGGATTTATTCTCTTTGTATTCAAAGGATTTCCATTTTCATCGGTGGTCACATTCACCCCCATACCAGCACGAGTAGCCTTTACCAACTCAGCCATTTCAGCCGATGAAGACCCAATGACTCCCGGAAGGTTAGACATCAATTCATATACCTGTTGTATTGGCATAAGAAAAGCATCCCTGATAATATCACCAATCATGTAGAAACCATCCAAAAATCCTTTTGTAGTGAAAGTTTGAACAAGCATATCCCAATTTCTACGGAAGGATTGAATGAGTGAAATAACTGTCCCCAAAGGACCCATAAATACCGAAACAGCCGCACCCCATTCATTCCAATGTTTTACTACTTGGTACATAAGTATTATCAATGCTGCAACCGCTACTATAATCCACACAATCGGGTTAGCTGCTAACGCTGCACTCCATAACACTTGAGCGGCTGTAGCAACTTTAGTAGCTATCGTAAATGCTCCTATTGACACTGTATTCCATCCCACTGTTGTTGCATTAGCAATCCCAAGTGCTACCGATGCTCCCCACGCTGCATTCCATAACCACATTGCCGTAGTGGATGCAATAATCACAACCCTCCATAGTATCATGGCCACTTTCAATGCTATAATCGTATAAAGTAATCTCTTTGCCCACTTAGCCCAATAAATAAACCTCTCTGCCGTTTCTCTAACCTCCGGGTTCAATCCCCTCAAAGTCTGTCTCGCTGCTTCTGAGTCAGCCGTTATAAGAAGAACTGCCCTCGCTGATTCTAAAATATGAGTAGTCGCTTTCGCAAATGCTCCGGTACCATCATCGACACTAAAAATCAATTCTTGCCAAGCAGTCTTAGTCTGTTCCAACTTGTAGTTTATACCCGCTGCTTTTATAGCATTCAACATCGCTGTGTATCCCTTCCGCTCCCGGTTTAGCTTTTTAGCCAACTCATCCATACTGCCATCATCCAAAGATACTGCTAATGGAATGGCTGACTGAATGGCTTTTCTACCATACATCTTCTTACCTGTAACCAAAGGATTTCCGCTCTTCATTATTTTTGATAACTGTTCATCAAGGGACTTCATCGCAACAGCATTATCAAGGGTAATATTTTTTAACCCGGTTCCAGCCGAAGCAGCGTGAACAAAGTTGTTACTCAAAATACCCAACCTTCCAACCAAATCTTCTAACCCACCACCGGCTAACGACCATGATTGTTGTGAGTTACTTATCATTAAACTAAATGACTCCCAATCCATTGCTGATATATCCAATCCTTTTGAAAAAATGTCAACAACATCATTAACTGGCATCTTAAATAGATTCATAGAAGCTCCAACAAGCTGAGCTAACTTATCCTCCGGTGCCTCCATTGCTTTTGATCCCAGAACAATACTTGGGGTCATATCAATAATATTTTGAATGCCTCCCTTACTGTCTGCACTCTGACCCATTTTAATTAACTCATACTGCAATTTGGAAACATTTAAAGCAGCAACTCCATATTCAACAGCCATCTTCCTTGCCTGGACTGCCAGTAATTTGTTCTGCATGGTTGTTTTAGGAGATACAGCCTGAATATTTATTTGTGCCTCCTGGAAGTCTGCCATCGTTTTGATCGCGTTCCGAAAGATGCTGACTATCGTGTATAACCCCACGTAGTAGCCAAGACCCATCATTAATTTGTTAACGGCTCTTAATGGACTCATTAATTGCCTAAAGCCTCGCTCAACTCTGGATAGTGCTCTTGTGGAACTCAAACCAAAGTTGTTCATAGCCCGACTCATCGCTATCACAGGTGATGTAAACCTATCTATTGCGGTAAAAGCGGTCGGTATGGTATATCCTGCTGGCATCTATTTCTTCTTAGGTGAGCTTCTCTTTATCTCTGCTTCTTCTTCAAGTAATGTGTCGTACCAAAATACTAACCCTAAATAGTCCTCAGTATCAAAAAAAAGGGAACCGAGTTTTTCCGGTTCCCATCTAAATCTTCTCGCAACACTTACTAACATGTTGCTGTGTTGACTTTCACTTAAACAAAAAAAACCGTAATGGCCATAACCACCCTTTTGTCTACCGAATCTATCAACTTTAAAAGTCCTTTATTCGCGCCAGTTAAGGCTGCTGTATGTGCTAATAATCTTCCGTCAGCATCATCGTTTTTAACTCCGTTAAGGAAGGGTCTTAACATCACATCGTTCAACCTTGGCTTAAATTTTAAGGTCCCAAGTGCCTCGCCTCCCTTTTCATCATTAACCGGAAAGGCTAACTCATAAGTCCATTCATTAGTATCCTTGTCCAAAACAAGATTGCCTTCTTGAACTGCATCGGCCAACTGATCAATAAAATTCTCATTCAATTCTCTGTGACCTGTGCTGATCTTTTTCTTATCCAGCCAAAATGTTACATCCTTCTCAGCTATTTCACGTGAAACTTTTTCCATAATTATCCTGAGATTTTAGCTAAACTACCTCCACCGGCTAACTTCAATGCGATGGTAGCTGCATTTCCATTGGCACTCAAATCTCCAACTGGCTTACCTGTTCCTGTATAAACCGTTCCATTGACGTGAGAGATAGTCCAAACTCCTTGCACCGGAGAACGTGCATATAAAGCCAGTTTGGCTAATTCCTGTTTTGTGTTGGCATCATGCGAAATCGTGGCTTCAAATGCCCACCGAGTCTGATTGATCTTGTCAATCATCTGTCCTGAACCATCAACCATGTTGGCATCATCATCCGAACGGAAGCCACCAAAATCATACATGCTGTCCTCATTTGCCACAGCAAAAAATACCCCGTCACCCAATGGATGCTTACAGGTTATATCAAGAACATCTCCACCAGTAGCCATATTTTAAGTTGTTAGTTGTTGTCTCCAAAATTAAATCCTGCCTCAGCCGTTGTAGCCGCCTGTCTCGCAAAACCACTTCGCTTGTAGCGGAAGTAAGTCTCCAAACGATCAGGTATTAAATTATTAATTGATACCTCAACGCTGACCTTCATAAAGTCAGAATCCACGATCAAAGCTCTACGTTCCAAATCATCAGCGTAATCATTCAACTGAGCTACCCATTGCTTAGGTTTTATAACACCATCTACTGTTACGATGGCATCATCAGTTGAAATCGCACGATCAACTACATAAAGTTGCTCACGGATGAAGTACCCGTAACGAACATTCCAATCCAAGTTCAAGTTACGGCCATAACGATACTGCGCTGGCTCCTCGCCAATTGGATGATAGGTTGTTACAAAATCTTGAACCTGATACTTAGATGAAACTAAGTCAACCGTGCTACATCCTTTCTTCAAAATAGTATTACGATTAAGCAATGTTGCCATTGATCCAATTGATATTGGTGTTGGCATGTCTGGATAAAACTTACCAGCTACATCCAATTGTGGTGAATGCTGTGCTTGTCTGGCAAACAAATAAGTCATGTTTGCTGCCGCTTCAAAAGAGAAGCCCGATGATAACGGTGCCGGAGCAACAGCGATAGTAACTTCATTCAGCTTAGCATCAGTTGTTGCAGATGGATCATTTGATAACGATCCTGTAATTGCAATAAATGGTTTGAAGGTTGTTCCTGCATAACGGCCTGTAGGATTTACATCCAATGGTATTCCGTTAAATGCTTCAAGGGCACTTACTACAGTTGCTTGTAGTCCGTAACCGTTCACAACGATGGTGTTCCACACGTTTCCAAATTGCGCCAAAGCTGCTGCAATGGTCGGTGTGCCTGATCCTGCCTGAGTTTGTGCAATGACATAAGTCAATCCTAAATCATCTTCTCCGGTATTAATAGTTACTGATAGCTCTTGTGCTGTTAAACTTCTCCACTTGGTTTCAAGTGTTGCTTCATAGTCAGTGCTAGATGCATCAACCGGAGCAGCTAATACCGCATTAACAGCATTTTCAATTTTTTCTGAAATGTCTGCAACAGTTTCACCAGCTAAAATATTCAATGTGTAGTTTTCACCGTCAATTCCGTCCCTGCCAGCAATTCGCACATAATGCGTTCCGTT